GTTTGACCATTCATAGTTATTGTTTCAGAAATTTCATTATAATCTCCGTCTAATCCAGAAATTAAAACTGTTCTTGCACCTGTTCCTGCTGACGTATCATTTACATCTGAACTTGATACTGTCATAGTAGATGCACTTGGTGGGTAAGAATAAAGTCCTCCTTGTGCCCAAATAGTTTCTACACTATCTCCAACAACTGCATTTTGTCCAAACTTATAAATATGTTTATGATAAGCGATTTGTCCCTGAGCCACTTGAAGTTCAAATGGCTCAGTATTACCAAGTTTACTTATTGAAGTAACTTGTCTAGTCATTAGGTGTAAAACACATTCACTGTGCAATTAACAGTAGTTACATTGAGGTTAGATGTAAAAAGTACACCTTGTTCCGGTATACTCATTGAAACATCTGATGTGGCCCCTGTTACTGCTACATTAAATTTAGCACTGCCACCATCATTAAAGGTAACTGTTCCATTACTAGCACCTGGGCTAACAATAAAACCCTTTAATCGTGCTCTACCCCCAAAAACAGTGGTTGTTGCATTGGCTGCCGCACCTTTAACTTGTACATCACTATCGAAGGCCATTGTTTATCTCCTTATGCACCAGCAGTTGCGCCAGTATCTACACGAATCCAGTTTGAACCGTCTGAAAAAACTAAGTTACCTGTACCATTACCTGTTGTCTCAGATGCTTTTAATGCATTTGAACAATAGATAATACGACCTTCATTTGCTGAAGCGGATGGTAAATTAGCGAACAAAATCGCTGTGGATGTAAAACCGTTATCTGAGATAACTGGTCCTGAAAAAGTAGTATTTGCCATATTAAACCTCCATGGTTGTATAGACCTAGTCACACAATCTCTATACCGTCTGCTAGCTCAGTTTGTGTAACTCGTTACGCTAGAAGTTAAATGTAGCATAAAAAAAGGGGGCGTCAAAGCCCCCTTTTAAAGTTATTTATGTATGGTTTGCTTATGCAGCACCAGGTGAACCAAATACACATCTAGGATCAGAATATCCGAATGAATATCTTTCTCTAGCTTTGTATCTTACGTTACCTGTATCAAAGTCACCTTCCATTGAAGTTTTGATAGGTGATCTTTGGAACAACTTGAAACCATTTGGAATGTCAGTCTTGATGAAGAATGCATCAGGATCCACTAAGTAGTGGTTTACTACATATCCCTCAGGAAGCATGCCCATGTTTCTCATAGCATTGATATCATTGTCTGCTGTTCCAACTCTTAACTGAGACTGTGTTAGTCTTTCAGCTACGAACTGTAACTCAGAAGGAATGATAAGTTTTCTTCCTTGTGTAGAGATTAATAAACCTCTCTCATCAGTGAAAGCTGCGATATCAATCAAAGCTTGTTCTAATGAAGTTTCGTTTAAATCAGCAGCAGTTGCTAATTCGTTAGAAAGTGTTCCGTTTACAAGTGGGTGGTCAGTAGCACAAAGCTCTTTACCATCACCGCCAGTGTAGCTGGAGTTAAACGCATTGTTTAATACGTTTGCACCTTTAACTTGCTTAGTGTTTGCCATTGATCTTGCAAGAGCTTTTGTGTATCTAGCTGAGATTCTGTCATAAAGATTATCTTCGACAGCTTCTTCAGTGATTGCAAAACCTAATGCAACTGTTTCGTGTGTGTAACGAGCTGTGAAGGTTTCAGTCGCATTGTCATAAACAATAGAACCGCCTTCAGATTTTACTCTAGCATTACCAAAACCTGATAACATTACTTCTTCTTCGAATGCACGATCAGAAGATTCTGTATCAAATATTTGTGTATGCTCAGCATCGTAACGTCCATACTCCAGGCCGAATAAAGCATTCAAACCTGGCTCTAACTCTTTAACGAGTTGACTTCTTGAAATAGCCATAGTTTAACCTCCTATATGCCTGTTGTGTCAGTTAATGAGTGTAGGTTAATCTTAACCATGATTGATGCATTTGCTGCAGTGTAATCACTGTTATCAACATCTGTTGATAAACCAACAACTCTAAAATTGCCAGCAGCATTAGTTGTGAAACTGCTACCATCAATAACAGCATTTGAAATACCATCATGTGATGATCCAGCGCTATATGTTGCGATGTTACAGTTTGTTCCAACTTGTGCTTGACCAGCGTTATTGTCGTCACATTTGACCTCAAATATTACATTTGGATCATCAATGACGTATGCTTTGATGTCACCTGCTGCTACGCCGCCTGGATAGTAATTTTTCCAAGTAGGTTTACCTGTAGTTGGATCAGTATACTGACAACCGTTAAAAATACCAATAAGCTCAGCACCAGCAGTTGAACCGACATCAATAGCTCCGTTAGCAACCAGTATAACTGGGTCGCCTTGATACATTGCGGAAGCTTCGCCGTTAGCGATAACGTACTCAGTTTGGCCTTGACCATTGTATGCAGCACCGTTCATCTTAACTGGGCGAAATCCGAAATATCCAGATTGATTTGCCATAGTTCTTCTCCTTTATTAATAAAGTGACTTAGCTAGTTTTTTTAGGACCACCAAAAGTCACACGACTCTGCCTATCAACATTGATAGGCATGCTCGGATGTTGTTCTCTCAATGGATCTGTTTCCCAAGCTTCAGTTTGTTGATCAATTTTTTTCTTATAATGATCATTTCGCTCTTCTACAGTTTCCACTGGCATTCTTGCCAATAGCAAGTCACCCACGCTGATGACACCCTCATAAGCTTTGACATTTCCGTTGTAAGCAGAGTATAGACCGCCAGAATATTCGTCAGCTCTGACTAATTCCCAGCCTTCTCTGAGTCGAGCATTGATATTTTTAGTATCATCTGCTCCATTTACACGATGACGGAGCCATCTTTGCTTATATCCATCAGGACATGGTGGTGCGTCTAATTGAGACGGTGGTTTCCAAGGCTTTCTTCTAGCCTCTTTATCCCTGGTTTGTGCACTTCTTGGTGTTTTATTATCATCTGTCATTTTGTACCTCCTAAACGTACTTAGCATACTCACTTAGAGGAACTCCAAGCTTGTTTGCTATTTTAACCTGACTAGGAGTCAACCTAACAGATTTGCGCCCATTGGTTGTCGCAGACCTTGATGCAGAAGCAACAGGTTGAGCGATCTTGTTACTTCTAGTAGTCTGATCCTGACCCTTCGAAAAGGATTCGGGAAACTTGTTTTTAACTCTATGAGTCAATTCATCATAATACTCATCTGATTCTGTGTCAAATCCTTCTGCAACTAAACCACGATGAATTCTTTGAGCATATTCAGTCATATCCTCATCACTTCTAAACCAAGGGTTTTCTTCTGCCCAAGCTAAAGCTTTTTGAGAAGGTTGTGGTCTTGCTGGTGGTTGAGATTGTGTTTGTTGCTCTTGTTCCAATTGTTTTTGGAACTCCTCATATTCACGTTCTTTTTTCTGTTTAGTTACTCGGATTCTTTCTGCTTCCAGATCAAGTTTAGTTAGTGCTTGACGGGCTTCTTCTTCTTTTTGATAGTCCCCCGCTTCTCTAGCAGCAATTAAAGTTTGACGAGCAAGATCAGAAGCCATTTTATTTCTGACTTCACTTTCTGACATGTAACCTTTGTCAATGTCATAAGTTTTCTTTTTGCTATCACTCAGTTCTTTTTGAACATTTTGTGCAAAATTAAATGCAGCTTCTCTTTCTCTTTCAGCTTCTCTTAATTTCCAAGTTAGTTTATCAATTCTCTTTTTAACCTTATCAGAGTATTCATCCATTTCATCTGATTGATCAGTGTTTACGGCTTCAGTATTTAATGGTTCTCTTTCTTCGGTTTTGATTGATTCATATTTGTCAGATTTAACAGCGCCGTGCGATTTATCTTCAGATAAATCTATCTCAACACCTTCTCCTGAAACATCTAAATCAACCATCTGTTCTTTTTTAGCAGAAGTTATTTCTGTTTGCATGGTTTACCTCCCATGTTACATAATTGTTAGTATGTCCTCTGGACTATCAACAGTGCCGAGTATCTCGTCATCATTTAATAGTCTTACTTCCCCACCTTCTATGCGCAGTCTTGATCCTGCGTATCTGCCAAACACAACCCAATCGCCTTGTTTACACCAAGGTCCATTAGGAAACTTTTCTTTATCTTGATAAGCATCAGGTCCTACTGCTAATACTAAAGCAACTGATGCTGTTAATTGAGAATCTTCTACAGTTTTGTCAGTTAAGAGGATTCCACCTTTAGTCTTCTTTTCTGCTTTAAAAGGTAATACTAAAAGTCTCCAACCAACAGGTTGTGGAAGTTTTTCTAATTCTTTACGATCTGCTTTAACCCCTTCAGAAGGGTTTTTCATTTTATCTAAAATGTGCTCTGGCACATATAACGTCTTACTCATTTATTTTCTCCTCTTGTTCCAGCAGGCGAGAGAGCTCCTGTTGGCACATGTCTAACATGTGTATCTTTCCTAGAATATACTTATAATCTTCATAATTTTCAACCCCTCCTTTAACTAAATGATCAAGAAGTTGTTGTCTATTTTCTTTAAGTTCTTTTTGATAATTATGTATTACAAATACACTCATAGTAATGCATTAGTTCCCGGCACAACTTTTTCAAACAAAAAGTTTTGACCACTTTTATTACAATACCATGTTTGTTCTGAACTATGATTGACACCATAGTTGTTAGATTGAGCTTTTTTCAAGCCACCTCTAACTGCTAATTCAACCGCTTTTAAATTATAGTCATCTCCAAACATAGTTCCTGTTGGTTTAAGTTTTGGCCACCAGTTTTCTATATCTTCCATAACAGCTTCATATTCATGAGCACCGTCCACCATAATATAATCAATAGACTCTTCTTCAAATTTATTGAGTATTTCAGGAGAGTCGGAACGACCTTGGCAAACATGTACCATCTCTCTACCAATAAAAAACTTTAAATTTTCTTTAAATATATGAGAAAAGTCTTTTGGTAGTTTTAAATTTCCGTGTTCGGAAGATCCTGCAAAAGTATCTACAGAATATATTTTTACGTTTTCTTTATTTGCGTTGTATAAAGAGGTTGCCAGGTAATGAGTTGAACGACCGAGAAACGATCCAATCTCTACAATCTTTCCGTCTTCGGGAATTTGATCGACAATCATGTCGTATGTTTCAGCGTAGTTAAACCAGCCTGGTATCTTAAAATAACTTTGTTTCATAGTTAAGATCCTTATTTCTTTGTCTTAACTATTTGTATCTTTTTGTAAGGTTTTTGCAACCCTTGTGATACAGGTCCTTTCTTAGGGGGAGTTGTTTTAGTAAGTCGTCCTGGCTTACTGATCTGTTTGCTCATCTGAGCTCTGGTCATCGTCATGTTCACATCCTGCGCATTCACACATACAAGTCATTTCACAATGACAAGGACATGTGCATTTTTTACATTTACAAAAGCATTCCATTATTTTGTAAGACTCTTACTTTTTTCGAAACTGCGGAGCCCGGCCATTCCGAGCAAGGCTGTGACGAGCGGAAATAAAGTGGCCATATCCAGCTCTGGTAAAGGTGCTGTTTCAATACTAAAGGTAGCAAGTACAAACATAATAAATTGTTTAATTACATACTCCCATGCTATAGCAAGAGCACAAGACATGCCTATGAGAGGCCTCCACGACCGTTGCATAATACCACCAATCCCAGTCGCTGTTGACTGAGCATCAGCTAAATTGATGTCCATTTGCTTTTTATTTATTTCGTTTTCTAATTCTTTAAGCTTAATCTTGATTTGACCCTTCTCTTCTTCCGAAGTATGTACAGAATCAATAATTTTGCCGACAGAATCGACTAATGAACCACCTAATAGCTTCTCTAACATTATTTTTTCTTGCTCATTCCTGCTTTTGATAAAGCAATTGCTATTTTTTGTTTTTGTGCAACTTTTTTACCTGATTTTTTAGCAGTCTTAGCTAAAATTTTAGGTGGATTCTCTTTCATCTCTTTAAAAGCAGCTTTTAATTTTGTTTTTTTATCCATTTTGACCTCCACTTTGTTGGTTTTGTCTTTGTAAAGCTACGTCTGCACGTAAATTTGCTAAATCGTAGTCTTTTTGAAGCTTTTGTGCATCAAAAATCTTTTTGTAGTCAAATTGATCACCTTTTAATGCTTGATTTTCACCTTTTAACATTGCATTTCTTTCCATTTCAGCTTGTCTCATGGCTAATTCTTGTTGTTTTAACATTACGAGTGGATCCATATTTTGATCTTGCATTGCCTCTGCTTCTTCTGTCACCATTTGTTCTGTAATTTTTACAATTTCACTATCAATTGCACTTTCTCTTTGTGCTTGTAGTTGTTGTAATATTTCTGGTGGAATATTTTCACCGTATTGTTGACGTAGTTTTTCAGCTTCTTGTACCATTGCTTGATCAACAGTTTGTGTTGCAAGTATAGATACGTGTTGCATGATGTGAGAAACTAAATTCATCATAGCCATTGGATTTGATTTAACCAAAATAGAAGACATAAATGTTCTATGTGCTTTAATATGCAATTCCTGATTTTGTTGTGGGAATGCTTGTAAAGGTGTTCCTCTTAAAACAACACTATGTTCCATAGCAGGATCTTGTGGTTGAGGTTGTGGTGGAATAGGTAATAGTTGTTCAATATCTTTTACACCTAACGCAAGATACATTCTTCTATATGCCTCACGCATATTATGCATTTGAGGATTACTTGTAGCAAGTTGTAATTGTTGTTGTGCTAATGTCACTCTTTGTGACATAGAGAAAATGTTTGGATCAGATACAGGTAAGATATCTATCTTATCATCAAAGTCTTGAATTTTAATTTCTCTTGGTCCACCGGGTACATCAAAAGGATAGACAGGCGGTAAAACCATTTTGAAAATTCTAGCGAGTAATTCAAACTCTTTCTTTTGTGCATAATGTAATCTTTTATGAACAGCAGACATCACTTTGGTACCACGTTCCATTAATGCCATGGTTGTACCTACAGGAGTTTGTGAACTACCTATTTCAGATAGTTGCATATCTGCAACAGTTGCAAATTGTTTAGCGGCGTCTACACAGAAACCAAGGAGTTGCATTAAAACAGCATCAGGACCTTTGTATGGTAAAGGCATTAATGCTTCACGAATAATACCATTCGGTGCATCGACATCTCTAAATTCACCTGGTTGTAATGGTTGATCATCATCTCTGATTCTTAAACCTCTAGCTTTGTAACCAGCAGGTAGGTTAGATAAAGTACCTGCATCAAGTAATTGTCTTAAAGCAGCAGTGGCAGTTCTTGTTAAACCACCAATCATGTGGATTAAACCAAAGCCATAGAAACCTAAACCAGGTAAAAACTTGTAGTGTACAAAATATTCATTTTTCTTTTTTAACGGATCTTGTTCATTATAGTTTCTGTAAACAGAAAGAACTTTATTAGAGCTACGATCTATTGTTACAATGTAAGGTAAACTAATCCCACTGGGCTCACCATTTCTTGGATTGATATCTTCAAAACCTTCTAAATCTAAATTGACATGAATTTCAAATAGTTCAGTCATGTCAGACATGCCATAGTTAGTTGGTTTTACACCATCAATACTATCCATCTTCTCTTGAATGTTAGATTTTTCTCTGCCGTCATAAGGCTGTAAATCTATATCTCGATAAAATCCAGAAACTTGTTTCTTACGCAAATCATTCATGGACATCTTCACCACTTGTGTAATTCGATCACAAGTGTCTAAGTCTGATGCACCATAAGGAACGATGACATCTTCAGAAGGAACAAATTTAGAAGTTGCTCTTCCTAAAACTTCATCGTAGTAAACTTTTTTAAATGCACTTCCTGATAAAGGTAATTGAAATAACAACTGGTCCATCTCAGGATTGTAGTCTTCCATGACATGAGTAATCTCATAGTTCATGTAGTCCTTAACACGTTCAGCAGCCATTTGCATTTGATCAGTATTAGCACCTACTACTTGTGTTCTTACAGGACCATCACTCGGTAGCAATTCTACATAAGCCATTGCTTGGAACTGGGTAACAGCTTGTGCTAAGACAGGGTGGTTAACACTAGCAGCTCCTCTAAAAGGTCTAGTGCGTTCTTCATATTTAAAACCTAAAAGGTCTAAACCTTTTGTATAAGCTTGTTCCCAATCTTCACGAGAAGATTTATCTACTTCAATCTTATCTACTAACTCGTTAGATAATTCTTGTAGGTAGGCTTCATCTAAAATTTCTGCAAGGTTAGAATTAAAACCAGAGGCTAAAGGTAATTCTTCAGGATTAATAATTGCAGAGCCATCCTCAACAATTTCAACACTATCTTCTAAATTTGCAGGAGAGGTGTTTACTTCTACTTGAGTACCGACTTCTTCTATATCAATAATATCTTCGTTATCTGCCATATTCGCCATATATATCTGTTATAGAAACTAACCTATCTTTATCAATACTTCCACCAGATTTTTTCTTAAATAAGTACATGGGTTCATCTAGTTGAGAAGGGTCAAAGGTAATAGTGTACATGTCTACTTCGTTTGGTTTGAAATCTTCTATTTTAATTTCTGCTGAATTAATATCATCGCCTGGTCCAACAGGAACTAATTCAAAAGTTCTATCTTTTTTAGGAACACCCTGTGATGGTCCTGTGGGTTGAACCCAGTAATCCATGGATTGTCCAGGAGATGTTTCTCTATGAAGAATAACATTGTTAGAACCCATATCATGAGCCATTCTTGCAAGCTGTTCATCTGCAAACATTTTTTGTTCACCAAAACTTAAATTTGGAGAAAGTACATCTTCTTTTAAAAGTTGATATTCTCCATTAATCCCTTTATTAAAATAGCGGATTCCAAAATCACTTTTTGTAGGATCAATAATTTTCTCTACTTCAACTGCACCGTTGTATTTCTTCGCAATATTCTTTAACTGCTGAACACCTACTTTGTCATATAAATTTTGAAATTTAAGTTTTGCATCATCAGAGGTCTTACCCCAGCGAGGGTTAGCACCAACATCTGCTGGCATAATTGCTACTTTATTAATTCCCTTTTGCTTGGCTGCTTGGATAGTAGATTTTAAAAGAAGATCCACATAGTCCGCTTGTTTATTAAAAGGAATAGGAGGAAAGGTTTTTACGTTTCTTACATTACTAGGAGGATAGGATCTGTTTGCAATAACTTTTAACTCATCAATGTCTTTTGTTGCAGGAACTTGAAATCCTTCCATAAACTGTTTGTAGTTAGAACTACGATTCATATTGTTTAATTCTTCCAAAAGAAAATTTTGTTGTTGAGCTAAGTCGTAGACTTTCGTTTTGTATGCAGGCTCTGTATATTGTTCCACATTGCTCATCATTAATTTATTAATCTCTTCTTGTATGTCATTTAGTGATTTAGTTTTTTGAGGAATCATATCTTTAGCAGCAATATTTGGATATGGTTCAATGAGAGTAGTTTCTTCTAAAGCTTTTAGTTTCTCAGGAGGATATTGGGTATCAAATTGTCTTAAATTATTTTCCTCATATTCTGCTGGATATCCATTTTGTCTAGATCGTTGTATTGAATCCTCTAGATCAGCTCTTCTTTTTTTTAAGTGAGAAAGCATCGCTGTTAAACGTTCTTGTTCTTTACGAACTTCTGTGAGCATGTCCGTTTGCATTTCTTGAATAACGGCTACGGTTTCATTACCAGCATTTTTATAAGTACCGACACGAGTAAACCCTAAAACGTTAGGTTCACCATAATGACTTGATTCAAAAAAAGCTTTTTCTTGTCCTGGTAAAGATGGAACATTGACTACTACTTCAAAATAGTTTTCTGCTCCTTCGTCAATTTGCGCATTACCTGCTCTTTTATGTTTTGCTTTACCTTGGTTAGCATAGAAATCTAAATAGTCTCTCGTATTTTCTCCTGGTGGAACATCACTTAGTTCTATAGTGGGCCTCGCATCTTTAACACGTACTTCAATATTACCTAAAGGAGAGGTATCATATAAATCTTGAATTTCTTGTCGAGTAATTTTTTTGCCAGGATAAAACTTTTCGGTGTCTTCTAAATACTGAACGATACCTGTATCTAATAATTCAGATTCTGGAACTTTTTTTCCTTTTTGTAAATAATCAATCCATCCTTGAGGAGAAGATGCTTTAGGAGCATTTGGATCAGCTAGTTGATCAAGCAAATAAGATTTAAAATAAAAATCTTGTTTACCTGCTTGAAGCGGAGCAACCTGTTGCCCACCTGGTATGGATTCAGGCAACACTTTATTCGCATCTTTTACCATTTGAATATTGGAAGGAGTTGCCATAGCTTTTGGTTTTTTGAAAACTTTAAATAGGTTAAGTAAATTGGCTGCTTGTAAATTACCTGACTCTACGGCTTGTTGGAAATAGTCTTCGTCAAAAGCAGGATCAGGTGAGTATTGTTGTTGATTGAGGTTTTGCAACGGATCACCGCCAATGGCCAT